CTACAAAGAAAGCTATGAAGAAGCCCGTGAAGCTCTTTTACTTAAACTAATAGACCTTTATAAAGCAGCAAAACAATGAAAACAGAACAATACCCCACTTGTCTTGTGTCCCCCGACATCGCCAAAGAGCTCAAAGAAATAGGGTTTGACAAGGCTTGCGTATATTACACCAACAAACAACTAATTGCAAGTAGTAAGCCTTATACCTATGATAGTATTAAAACTCATATTTACATACGTAATGGAACACTCATTACTGATATGGGCAATCACAACATATTCAAAAATCGTATTTCTGTACCAGTGTGGGATGATGTCTTTGAATGGTTTAGGGAAAAAAAATTATTCTCTACAATAGATTTCTTATGCAATAGCTATATATATCGTATAAAGCATACAGAAACCCCATTTTTTACAAGCGGTAATTATACTGAAACTTATGACGAAGTCCGCGAAGCTCTTTTACTTAAACTAATAGCCATTTATAAAGCAGCAAAACAATGAAAATCGCCCTTACCTTATCACGAGCCCAAGCTGAAATCCTTGCCCGCGCCACCTTTATAGAGCAACCTATTTTTTACACCCGCGAGCAACGTGTACGCTACAGCTTAATGTGCGAAGTAAGCATCAAAATCACCCGTTTTTGTATAAGCTTCATCAAGCAAAAAAAACGCAAACTATCTCTTAAGCTCTACGAAGCCGATATGTTAGAAAACTACCTTATCTATATCCTAAACATTAAGAGCCACCCCCCTTACGAGAAAAACACCCTACAAACCATCATCAATGACATAAACAAACAATTAGCCTAATGGAAACAACCTATATTTTTAAAGCAAAAAACACTTGTATTGAGTACTTGTTTAAATATGATTTAGAAGGCAACCTAACTACTTTACAGAGCACAGGGGAACCCCCAACTGCTGAACAATGGCATTGGCTTGTGCGCTACTTTCCCTATAATGAGGAGCGTATTAATATGTTAGCAAGCGACACCAACCTACGAAAGTATTTCAGAATTGAGAAGACGCCTGCCTCTGTTACTTTTGAAGACTTTTGGAACGAATACGGCAAGATAGGCACTAAGGCAGTCGCCAAACGCAAGTTTGAGAAGCTCAAACCCGAAGAGGTCATCCAAGCCTTTATAGGCATAGCGAAAGAGCGCACCAAAAAGAAACTTGATAACACCGCAATGCCCTACGCCGAGACCTACCTAAACCAAAAACGATGGGAAGTGTGAGCCACACAGGTAACAATAAAAAACGAGCCAGTTAGCACTATTATATTTGCTAATTGGCTCGTTTGCTAATTTGTATATTTACTAATTATATCGTACTTTTGCACTTGTAAAACTCTTATTCTCTATCCTTATGCAGCCCATTAGTTACAAACAACGCAAGCAACGCCTCCAGCAGCGTAATGAAAAAATACGAAAGCTCTTCAGTGAGCTTACTAATAAGTACCCCCAGTGGCGTATAGATGCCGTAATTGAAGAGGTAGCAGGCAGGGTGTTTTTATCCCCTCGCACTATAGAAGCTATCCTCTCTTTTGAGGGTATTTATGCAGAAAGTTGAAAAAAGTTTTGGTAATTTAAAATATAGTTGTACTTTTGCAGTACAAATTGGTTGGGAGGCTACATAAGAAAACTCTCGACCCCGACTCAGGCAGGTAAGTAACTCATATTTACCTGCCTGTTTTATTTTACAGAGTCCAGTCTTCTTTAAGTATATCTTCCCTTAAGTAGGTTTTGTCTATACCATTTCTAATAACTAATACTTCCTCAATCCAAGTAGAACGTTTTACCCTATCCTGAATACTATCGCGCAAGTCTCCATTTGATATATCTGTTTTTATATCCAATACAATGTGTTTGGCTTGTTCCTTTGTACTCCTCAAGGCATTATCAATAGCACTTTTAGTAGGCTTATGAATACGTTTGTACTCCTGCTTTATCTCCAATGTTTTATTAAACGTATCGGCACTTTTTACCCCTGATATGTTTGATTTTTCTATAAGGTCTATTTCATAGCCATATTTATTAGCTAAGTAAGAAGCTATATCTACATTTTCGGCTTTCTCATCTTTACCGTGCAATGAACTTACCCTAACCGTACCCTTTTCAGTAGGTATGGTTTGCCACGTTTCCTCTGCTCTTTTTGCTTTAGCCTTCTCCTTTTTAAGTCGTTTTTCCACCAGTTTTTCTACTGTTTCAATGGCTTTTTCACTCATTCCTTTGGCATAGGGTATTATAGGAAATATTTCCCCCGAAAGCGCAGGGTTATTAGCAAAGGCTTCTTTTATGGGTATATCTTCTGTACGTACTCCTTCTGTTACTGGGTCAGCAGTAGGCTCTACATAGCAACGGCACCCCCAATCATTAGGGGGTAGGTGTGTTTTCCAAAAGGAATGTTCTACGGGTAGCGTAAGCCCATCCCAGGCGCGGTGTGTTTCACGGGTACGCTCATCGTGTACCGCGTGATAGGTAAGGTTAGGATATATGCGCTTATTGGTGATGTACTCCTCGTACTTTTGCGCCGATAAGGCATTAGCTACTGTTTGGTTATACTCGGTTTGTAACCAACGCCTATTGTATTCTATATTCAGTTTGTTAGCTTCAGCTTTGAACTCTTGCCACGACAGCACCTTACCATTTTTAGTTAAAGAGGCTTCTATTTGCTGTTTAAAACTCGTTTCTTTAAAAGCTGAGAAGCGTGCAAGGTTGTGCTTTAGTGAGGTTACCAGTTCGGTATTGGTTTCCTCAATAGTAGGGCTATAGCCCTCTACTAAGGCTTTATTTAGATGCTTGTAGTAGTATTGCCATAGTTCTTTGCTTTGTGCTTCACTAATACTACGCTCTTCAAAAGCCTCACGTATGTACCCCTCTATGAGCCTACTCAAGTTGTTGTCTTCCTTGCTGAGCTTTATAGGCTCGTGCTTGGGGCAACAATGGGTGTGATAGTGTAACTTGAGTAGGCTTAGGCTTTTTTTGACTCGCCCTCACTACTTCCTCCAAAGGTAGAGGTAGGCATACTTTCTATTTCCACCCCATAAGTACGCTCTATATAGTCTTTGGTAAGGATATAGCCACGTCCTAAGAGTACCCCGTCTATAGTGATTTGCTTGTTAGGGTCTGTGGTTTTTTCTACGGCTATTTTGGCATTGTCGGGTATAGAGTAGCCAATGACACGCATAGCGGGCAAAAGTTGGTTATTGAGGAAAGCCAGCATCTTCTTTTCGTCGGCATAGACTACCTCCTCTAAGGTGTTCTCGTGTACTTTGCCTTGTGCCTTGCTACTGCCGTTTTCAGTAGTCATTGTTTGGTGAAGTACGAGTTTGGAGAGTTCTTTGTCTAAGGCTTCAATTTTGCGGTAGAACACTTGGAAAGCATCAGCTTTGCTGTTCTCTTTAATATCTACTTCTGTACCAATAGGAAAAACGCCATACGAAGCCGAACCCATTTCCTCCAACCACTGGGCAACTTCCTCTTTTACACGATCACTTTGTGAAGCTATTTTGGCAATGCGGATAGGTATACCGAATAATTCCTCGAACTCGTCCCAACTACCCCACGAATGGCGTTTGAGTATGGCATAAGGGGTAGCCTTTTCAAGCAAGCCCGAATGCTTGTAGAATTGTGCTACTAATACTACCTCTTGCACATCACGTAGGTCTATGCCAGTGGTAGCATCGTAGTCTTTTAAAAGTACGTGCTTTTCGGGGATTACCAAGCCTCTATCGATAAGCTCTACAGCTTTGATTTCCCCCTTGGTTACCTCTTTGAGCCATATAGGTGAATGCCCGTGATAGATGCTTTGGTGAGCGAACTCGATAACGTTCTCAAACCATTGTTTGTCCTTGATATACTCGGTTAGGGTATCGTCCTTAATCTCATCGATGACGATAACGTAGTCCTTATTGGTAGTTCGTAGGGTACGGTTTTCAGTGATACCTGTAAGGTGTCCATCAAGGAGTACATCCTGGTATACCTCCTCCAATGGGTAAGTACGTGGGTAATCCACACTATAACGGGCATAACGTGCGGAGTGCCAATGGTTGAGTTCGGTACGCCATAGCCTGCGCTGTCGCTTGATGATGTCTACCATTAGATTAGTTACCTGCTGAATGTTTTGAGCCGTATTTTTGCCCAAATGTACCTTTTTATTAAGTGCATTACCACTAAGGGTAACACTCTTTTCTATACGTTGTTGGGGGGGTTTGTTTGCTTTTGATAATTTTTTTGGGGGGGGGGATTGCCCATTCGCCCCTACAGTTGATTGAATAAACGGTCTATTTCCTTTTTGATATTATTGAATAAGGTTTTGGAATCGCCTATAAATTGTCGCTTAGGCATACCCTCTAAGCCCTCATTATGCCTACGGGCGTACTCCTTATGGGTGTAGAAGGTAACCTGCATTTTTTCTATACGTGCCCTAAATGAGTGTCGTAGCTTGTTGCCTCCTGAATTGTGCCCTGTAAGGATAGCTCGCCCCTGGTTACGCTTGCCAAAGGGGGTAAGGGTACCTTTTTTGCCTACCCTATTGGTTCGGTAGCGGGTAAGGTCTCGCCCTCGTGTATCGGTAGTTTTGCGAGGTTGCCACTTTTGTAGTCCACCATCGTTAAACCCCTCATCTTGGAAGTTCTTTTGGATAAATTTGAGTCCTTCTGTTTTAAGGACAATGGGGACATCGTTAGCCACCAAGCGTGCGAGGGCTTCGAGCTTTTGTCGGAGTTCTTGTAAGTTGTTGTTAGGCATAATCACCAGTGGTTTTTATAGGTTTTGCGCCCTCCGAGCTTCATAAAAGGGGTGGGCGTATCGGGGGTGCCGTCGCCATCGGTGTCTTTTAGGCGTTTGGGAAGGGCGACTTCTATTTCTCCTTTGGCTATCTTTTCAAGCCATAACATCGCCTCATCATAGCGGAGCTTCGCGACTTGGTTGAGGGTTTTGGTGCGCCTTATATAGATTTCGTGGATAACAATATCTTTGAGGTACTTCAGTAGTATTTTGCTACGTTCATTGCCCTCTTTGGCAAAAATAGCCTCCGTATTGTAATACTTATAGAGGTAAGAAGCCATTAGGTCTATGCTTTCGGCAATGATTTCGGTTACTATCTGCTCATCGCCTTGGGTGATAAGGTCTATTACCTCCTTAGTGGCTACGGTTTTGAGTTCTTCTTTGGTTAAATACATTTTAAATCATATTTAATTTGAGTTTCTTAGGTTCGTAAGGGTAGGGTGTTTGTCTATAAATATGAGTGGTAAAGGTTATGCGATAGCTCATAATGCCGTCATCACTTAGGCGTAATTCCTCCTCTCGCACCTGCTGTACGGGTTTGAATTGCTCGCCTTGTAGGAATTGTATCGTATCGGTGATTTTGTCCAATATATCCAGCTCCATAAGTCCCTCTTCGAGGTCGACAGTGCCTAAATGTTGGTCTGTCCAGCCGTCTTTGCAATAGAAGTCAATATGAAACTCACACTCGCCTTCTTGCACGTGTTGGGTCATCGTCTCGTAGGCGATAGGCATTACCTGAATGAGTGCAGCCGTCCATATTTCGGGATAGCCGTTTTCGGGGTTGTCAAACTGACCGCGTTGCAGGTCGATGAGCTCAATACCTTCAATAGTGGCAAGGGCTTGTTTTACTTTTACAAATAGTTCTTTTCTCGGTGTCATCAGTGTACAATTTTAGAAAATAATAAGGTTATACGTTACGCCTTTTGTGCTTAGCAATAAAAGGTCGCCAGCTTTGTAATGGGTTTTCGGAATAACCAAAATACTGTTGAGCAAGGGTAATGGCACGCTCTAAGGTATCGGGGGCGTCATCGTTTGAAGCCGTTCCTTTTTCAAAGGAAAACAGTTGCTTGGTAAAGGCGTTGTAGTCTTTCTCCGAGCGTTTGGGCAGCGTCTCGTCCCAGTACAATATTTTGCGAAAGAGCGCATTGGTAATACCTGCCGAAATGCGGTTATGCTTGTCGCCCTCCTGGTGCAAACCAATAGGGATATTAGGGCAAGCGTTGTCCTCGGCACTCTGCATAATAATAGGCGTATAGACCGCTTTCTGTGCCATAGTAGGTGCGAGCCGCACAGGCAGTTTTTGTAAGTCCAAAATAATTGCCCCCACATACCCAGCTCCAAGCATTCGCTGGCTTTGGCTCGCACTCGGGGCGATATATACCAAAGTGCAAGCCCCTAAAAGGCTGGTTAAGCCTCAACGCCTTAAAGTGCTTGCCGTCTGTGGTTTGAAAATCACCATCCGACCAATCGCCATAAGAAAGTTGCAAGCCAAAGTCCTTGATAAACTTCTGATTGTTCTCTAAGTGTGCTTGCAAGTCTGAGAGCAGTATTTTAGCCAAACCCTCGTTAGCCCCTATGAGGATAGGAAAGAAGGTGAGGTTGTTCTGTTTGAGAAGGTTAGTGTTTGTATTTTTGGAGTTGGGTGAGGAGGTTTTCGATGGTTGTTTCGAGTTGTTTGATGCGTTGTTGGGCGGTGTGTAGTTCTTCGATGGCGTGGGCGTATTTTTGGGATAGGTCGTCTATCATTTGGCGGTAGATGTGGATTGCTTTATCGACGTTGTCGAGTTCGGTGGTTTGTGTTTCGGCTTGTTGTTTTCGGCGTCCGAAGAACCAGCCTACGAGTGTGGAAAGGAATAGGCTGATGAATGCTAATAGGGGTTCTTTGAGTATTTCCATAATATAATTTAATTAGCAAATTAGAGAATTAGCAAATTAGAAAATTAGCAAATGAGTGCGGTACATTCATTTGCTAATTCTCACATTTTCACATTCTCACATTTTCTAATTTTAGAGGGTTATTTCTTTGGTGGTGGTGTTGCCGGGGCGGTCGGTGGCGGTGAGGGTGATTTTGGTGCCGGTAAGGGTGGCGTTGTTTGCGGTGGTGGTGTACTCCCATTTGCCTTTGACCAAGGTGGCGTTGCCTTCTTCGAGGGGGCTGTTGTTAGCAGCGGTGATTTTGACTTTGACACTGACGACTTTAAAGGCATCGGCTACTTCGATGATGATTTTTTGGTCGGAGGTGTCGCCGGTGTAGGCGCTGTGGTCTACGTTGGTGATTTGGGGCGGGCGTAGGAAGTCGGTCATTGCCATATTGTAGGGTGATACGTTACGGCGTTTTTTGGCTTCGGCGGTGTAGGCTTCTTTTAGGGTGGGGTCTAAAAGGGCGTTACGTGCGTAGGTGGCTGCTTGGGCGAATTTGGTTTGTTGTTGGATTTGTTTGGGTGTGGGTGGTGCGGTGCGCACGGGTGGTGTAGCGACGATGGTTTCGCCGCCTCGTTGGCGGTATACGAATATTTTGCCGACTTTACCGCTGAGTCCTGTGATGGCGTAGTTTGCTTTGCTTTTTCCCATTTTGATTTAGTTTTTTTGGTTTGACGGTGCAAAGGTAGGGTGGGAAATGGGGGGTTGCAAATGGTTGTAACCTTTTGGGGAGGGGGTGTTACGAAATGGGGAAATTAGCAAATGAGGAAATTAGCAAATGAGGAAATTAGCAAATGAGAAAATGAGGAAATGGAAAAGAGCGGCGCGGGGGGG